TTTCACCCATCGCAAAAAAGATGAACATAGGTGGTAAAGTCATGGGATACGATATGGGTGGTAAAGTTATGTCAGAAAATGACAGAGCTAGAATGATGGAAGGAGTCGACGGTCAAGTCAGAGGATACACTTACGGTGGCGCAGTAACTAAAAAGAAAAAGAAAAAATAATGGCTAAACCAGGACTATACGCAAATATCAACGCGAAACGTAAACGCATAAAAGCAGGATCAGGAGAGAAAATGAGATCTCCTGGAGATAAAGGAGCACCGTCTGCTCAAGATTTTAAAGATTCTGCTAAGACTGCTAAAATGGAAAAAGGCGGAAGAGTTTCTAAGAAGATAACGAAATTGAAAGACGAAGGCTACCCACAAAAACAAGCAGTAGCTATCGCACTCAATATGGCTGGCGGAAAAACTAAACGCATGGTTGAAGGTGGTCCAGTTAAATCTGAGATTGCCAGAGGTTGTGGTGCTGTTAGTAATGACCGTCGTAAACAAACTAAATACTACTAGGAGAAAAATATGCCAGGAATGACAGCTAGAAGAGATCTATATAGGGGAGACCCAGAAAAATTTATCCGTCCAGGGGATAAAGCTATATATGATGGCAAATCTAAAAAGAAAGGAAAGAAATAATTGGATTGGTTAGAGACAACTGAGTTTCTACTCAAACAATACCGCAAGCGTAAAACTGAATTATCAGAAACGCTTGCAGCTGGTGGTGCTGGTGATTATGAACAGTATCAAAGAATCGTAGGTGAAATATCAGGTCTAGATTTTGCCGAACGAGAAATATTAGACCTGCATAAAAGGATGAAAATAGAAGATGAAGACATTATCTAGTTTTGGATCAGATACCGAAAAATCAAAAACAGTTCCCGATTTCGTGGACAATTTTAGCACAGAAGAAGTAGAAGAAAAATCTGATGCTTTCACTGTAGAAAGACTTCAAGAAGATGTTTCTTTACAGCAAAAACTTCCTACACCTACAGGGTATAGGATTTTAATATTACCTTTTGTTCCTGGCAAAGTTACAAAAGGAGGAATTCATTTGGCTAAGCAAACAGTAGATAAAGAACGACTGGCAACAGTAGTTGGATATGTAGTGAGGCTTGGTCCAGATGCGTACAAAGATGGTAATAAATTTCCAGAAGGGCAGTGGTGTCAAGAAGGAGATTGGATCATTTTTGGCAGGTATGCAGGTGCCCGCATTCAAATTGAAGGCGGAGATTTGCGTTTATTAAACGACGATGAAATTTTAGCAGTAATCAACAACCCTGAAGATATTTTAGCAGGATGATTTACTTTTACAAAATTTCACGCTATCATCGAGGACTATGAACATGGCGAACTCCATGCAAGACGTTGCAGAAAACGTAGAAATAGAAGAAGTTGAAATAGAACTTCCTTTAGAGAATGAAGGAAAAGAACAAGAAATTTCTTTAGAAGCTGTTGAGCAATCAACAGCAGAAGAACCAGTTTCTGAAGGGCACGATCAGGAAGTTGCAGAATACAGTGACTCTGTTAAAAAACGTATAGACAAGCTAACGTATAAAATGCGTGAAGCTGAAAGACGTGAACAAGCAGCACTAACGTATGCAGAAAGTGTAAAACAAGAACTAGATACAACAAAAACAAAATTAACAAAAACAGATAAAAATTTATTAACCGAGTACAACTCAAGAGTAGATGCAAATTTAAATGCTGCGAAAGCACAGTTAAAACAAGCACACGAAGAACACGACACAGACAGATTAATAGAAGCTCAAGAAAATTTAGCTAAATTATCTGTGGAGTCTGAAAGTTTGAGCAGGCTCAAAAGAGAACAAGAAGAAGAGCTTATTGAACAAGAAGCTAGAAGACTACAACAACCAAACCAGAACCAGAACCAGAACCAGATTCCTGCTCCTGCGACGCCAGACCCAAAGGCGGAAGAATGGGCAAAACGTAACTCTTGGTTTGGAGATGATGTAGCAATGACTTCTTCAGCTTTCGCTTTCCATAAACAATTAGTAGAAAATCAGAATATTGACCCCACATCTGATGAATACTACTCTGCTTTGGATAATGAAATCAGACAAGCTTTCCCGCATAAGTTTCAACAGGCTCAACAGCCTGTTCAAGCAGTAGCTGGTGGTAGCGTTGGCGCAACCACTGTAAATAAACCTAGAAAAGTAAAACTCACAACTAGCCAAGTCGCAATAGCGAAGAAGCTGGGTGTGCCACTTGAAGAATATGCTAAGCATGTTCAATAACGGAGTATAAAATGACAGAAGAAAATAAAACAGAAGTCAACCCTGACCGTAACTCACGGTCTGCAGAGTCACGAGACACTCAAACTCGCAGAAAACCTTGGCAACCACCTTCCAGTTTAGATGCCCCAAAAGCACCTCCTGGATTTAAATATCGATGGATACGTGAAAGTATTCTCAATGTAGATGACCGATCAAATATGTCAAAACGTATTCGAGAAGGTTTTGAACCTGTAAGAGCATCAGATCACCCAGATTTTGAAGCTCCTACCATTGATGATGGCAAACACGCTGGAGTTATTGGAGTAGGTGGATTAATCTTAGCCAAGATACCTGAAGAAACAGTCGCAGAAAGAGAAGCTCATTACAAAGGTGTAAATGATGCTACTATGGAAGCGGTTGATTCTCAACTAATGAGAGAAAGTAACCCTTTAATGCCTATAGACAAACCTCAACGATCTAGTCGTACGACGTTTGGAAGTAGGGAGAATAAGAGTTAATTTCTCTTGAATAATAACACTTAATATATAAGGTGAAATAAAATGGCAAATACAAACGATCCTGACGGATTTACGCCAGCTTATCACATGTATGGTGGTACTATTCGTCCTGCAAGACTGAGAATCGCTAGCGAAACTTCAGCATCTATCTTTAGTGGTGATGTTGTAAATTTATCTAGTGGTTATGTCATTCAAGGGACGGCAACTGGTACTCCATGTGGTGTGTTCTATGGCGTGTATTACACAGCAACTGACGGAACCCCAACTTTTTCAAAAACTTGGACTGGTGCAGTAGCAACTTTAGGTGGAGCGGATGCCGAAGCTCTTGTTTATAGCGATCCAGGTATTGTCTATGAGGCACAATTTACAGCAGGAACACCTGCGGTAAGTTTCATAGGTAGTAAGTATACACTAAGCACAACAGCTGGTGATACAAACACTGGTCGTTCAAAAGAAGGTGCAACTGCAACTACCTCATCAGGTGTTGCTTTGTGCGTAGGTTTTAAACTCAATCCTAGCAATTCGATTGGTGCCCATGCACGTGCGTTCTTCAGTTTCCCAACTAGCGTATTCGCAGTTTAATTAGGAGTAATATAAAATGGCTATTAACAGAGCACAACTCGTCAAAGAGTTAGTTCCAGGTCTAAATGCTCTTTTTGGATTGGAGTATGACCAGTATCCAGATGAGCATGCAGAAATCTTCGACACCGAGTCTTCGGACAGAGCGTTTGAGGAAGAAGTAATGCTTTCAGGATTCGGGGAAGCCCCAGTCAAAGGAGAAGGCGCAGCAGTAGTGTACGATTATGCCCAAGAAACATTCACGGCAAGATATACACACGAAACTATTGCACTCGCATTTTCTTTAACAGAAGAAGCAATGGAAGACAATCTATACGATTCGCTGTCCGCACGATATACTCGTGCATTGGCACGTTCTATGCATCAAACCAAGCAAGTCAAGGCTGCGAACGTTTTAAATAACGGATTCACAGCTGGTGTAACTGCAGGTGGAGACGGTAAAGCCTTAATGGCAACCGATCACCCAACGTTGACTGCTGGTGATTTGTCGAACGAACCTAGCACAGCAGCAGATCTAAATGAGACTTCACTTGAACAATCAATGATTGACATTGCAGCGTTCACAGATGAAAGAGGTCTTAAGGTAAATGCACAGGCGAAGAAATTAATAATTCCTTCTAATTTGCAATTTATAGCAGATCGTCTATTAAATACTCCAGGCAGAGTAGACACAGCAAACAATGATATTAATGCTCTTCGCAACATGGGAATGGTCTCAGGCGGATATTCAATTAATCATTATTTAACTGATTCTGATGCTTGGTTCCTTACAACTGATGTTCCGAACGGTCTTAAACACTTTGTTCGTACCCCTGTTTCTAGTGGTATGGAAGGTGATTTTGAAAGCGGAAATGTCCGTTATAAGGCACGTGAACGTTACAGCTTCGGCTTTAGCGATTGGCGTGGTATTTATGGTTCACCAGGAGCATAAATAAAAAATGAGGGGGGGAGTTTACTTCTCCCCTTTTTTTATATAGAATCGAACCAACACTAGGGTATTTTTATTTTAATCTATCTACTGACCTAGCAGACAAGCCAAGATGATAGATTTATTTTTTCGGGAGAAAAAATCATGGCAAAAACTTCATTCAGCGGAATAGTCCGCTCACAAAACGGATTCAACACTTACAGAGTCGCATCAGGCACAGGAGTAGAATTCCTCCCCCCCT